CTTCGCTCATTCCGGGACAACCCGCGTTACCACGTCCCAGGGCAGGCCGTCGCCTATCATACGACGGGACAGTGGTGGTTTGGTCGCCCGACCCTCAGGATCCTCCTTCCCCCCCACCTGAGGAGACCCGACCACCATCGCCACCGCCTTCTCCCATGCTGGAGTTTGTGCCGGAAAACGAGAGAATTGAGTTTATCAAGACTAACGTTACCGTGCCGCGCTTCACGCATGCTTTACGAGGTTATGCCGTTGGAGACCTTCTGCCCGATGGGGCAGTTGGGCATAATGATGCCTCGTGTGAGAACGCGTGTGGTGCAACTGAAATGCACCCCGCCGTTCAGGAAAAATATGGCTTTACGAGACGTAGTTTGTACTACGTGAGTGCTGACGCCGGGGTAGATCCCCTGGATGCCAAGTACTTGACGAACGGCCAGTATAATCCTGAATGGCTAACATCCATGGTCTTTGGCAACACGTCATATGTCCTGGTGTACGCTGGCCTTTTCAGTGACTGCCGTTTTTTCAGACTGGTAGAGGCTGCCACGATTGTCCCAAAGAGCAGGAAATTTTTCCGTCGGCTCTTTAGCGGACTAGGCGCGCCTGCTGCCGGGACCCTCATTTGTAAGGGCGCGGCATTGCTGAAGGTGCTGGGGGTGGCGGCTAGTGTGGGAGCTGTCGGAACCGTGAGTGGGCCCATCATTGCGACTGCAGGATTGGCCTACGCCGCCTTCCCCGATGCTCTTCCCACGCTGACGCACAGGCTGGTTGGTGCGCTTCGAGAGCATGGTTTCATGTCGGAGTTACCTGCGAAATGTTTCCACGCACAGAAGAAGTTGCCGTCGGCTGATCTCTCTGCCTTTGATGGACACAGAAGGGCGGAATGGACCGTCATGCGCCAATACGTTCGGGAGGACTTGGTCCCCGCTTTCCACTCGTTGCAAGTGCGAAACGGAGATCATGATGTCGATCCCGAGAAGGCGCTTGAGGGACTACAGACCCTTAAGCATAGGTTAGAGACGGAGCGGGGAACGCGAGGGTACAGAGTGTTTCAAGCTCCTGGGCCCAAACATTGCAAGTCGTGTAGCAAGGCCCCTCCTCCCGCTGGAGTCAAATACAAATGGAAGCACCGCGTGTGCACAGATTGCGAAAAGACTCTTGGTCTCTGTGGTGCCATTACCCCGATGGGCCGAGACATTCAAGCAAATTGTGCGGTGGCCGATGGGCCGCCCGGTCGAGTGCATGTATATTCATCGACGCTCCCGCCCAAGAAGAAGAAGTGGGAGCAGGTCGAGGTGCCGCCCGGCGCGATAACCATTCGCGCGTCCGACGCCCCTTGGATGGCCGGAGTCCGAACCATGGCCAGGGTCCTTGAGGTGACAAAAGAGGACATTTTCAAGATTGACACCAGTCTTGAGAAACGGAAGCAAGAATGTGTCCTTGCCGGCATCGCCATATCCGGGTGCTACCCAATGGTCACGAGAAAGGGCCTATTTTCTAGGATGCAAGCGCTTCTTGGACGGGCCTTCCTGAAGAAACCCGAGAGCTGCCCAAGAGCGTGGAAGAAGATGGAGGATCTGAAGCACCTCATTCTTCCGAAGGGCGCTCTTGACGGGCCTCAGATGGACGTCGAAGACTGGATAGCATCCATGCCAGGGCGGAGGAAGCGTGCCCTGAAGCGGGCTTACAAGCAGTTCTTGGAGGACGGACTGATTCAAGAGAAGGACCTGACTTTTTCTGCTTTTGTCAAGCAGGAGCTCCTCGCGGCCTTCGAGGAGTATGAAGGGCCAGTCTCTAAGGAGCTCGAGGAGACCATAGCCAGGATGATCATGGCACCACAAGACAAGGCCCACGTTATTGTTGGACCCGTGATCAAGCCCAAGCTCATGAGGTTGAAGGACCATTGGCACCACGACAACTGGCTATTCTACGGAGCAACTACTCCAAAGAATCTACAGGGCTGGTTGGACAAGACCGTCGGTATTTGCGCAGACGGGGAGGTATTCGCCTTTTGGTGTGACTTCTCGATGTTTGACTGTACTCACAATGAATACAGTATGAAACTCATTGAGAGTTACTACTCGGAGATGGAAACCAGCCCCCTCTTCAAGATGGTTAT